CCTCTGATGCTGGTAAGACGTATATGGGGTTTGTTAACCAGCTGCTAGATGGGAAATTTGATCCAGCAAATAAAGAAGCTATGGAAACTGCTAGAAAGAGCTTCGTAGAGGTAGGACAAGCGGCTGCACAAGCTCGAAAATTAATAGATGATTCAAACGATAAGTTTACAGGTTTAAAAAATAAGCTCGCTCCTACTACAGAAGCGGACGCATTTCTAGCTACAATTGAAGAAACGCAGGCTGCCCTGGAAGTTATTAAGAACGATAATGCAGCCGGCTATGAAAAACTGACCGCCCAGACAGCTGAGCTGACCCGCCAGAAAGATATTGTAGAGAAAATTATAACAAGAGAGTCCGCAGCTGCTGTGGTGGCGGCGACACGGCAAACTACCTATACCCAGAATCTTGTAAATGCAAGCGCTTTTGAAAAAAGTATATTAGATATTAATCTTAAGAAGGCCAACATACAAGATAAAATTAGTGAAAAACTGGCCGAAAATAATGATCTTATAGCTCTTACGGGTGAGAAAGCTGAAGACTTGAAAGGCTCACAAAGAGAATCCTACCTAATACGTGTATCTGAGACTGAAGAACTTAAAGCACAGTTAGCACTGGAAGATATTAAAGAAAAGAAAATAAGACAACAGAATAGACTTCGACTTTTGGGTGTGGATTATAATCTTCAACAGTTAATAGCACAAGAAGAATTTTTAACCCTTACTAAAGATATGGACCAAAGTCAGAGAAGCATTGCAAATATAGAAGAACAAAGAAGAAAAAATATTGATGAGATACTTAACAAATCAGCAACACTTAACAAAATACTTGAAGATGACAACGGAGAACTGAGACAGCTAACTCAGTTAGAGCAGGATCGCGTAAATGAACTTAGAGCAGAAATAGCTATAATAAGGGCTAAGAATATTCAATTAGAGAATACGGAAGCTATATTAATAAGGAATAATAACTTACAAAAGATATCTCATAGGCAAGCTGTTGAAGAGATACTTCTTTCTACTCGAAGCAAAAAAATTCAGGCAGGGCTTACTGACGGACAGCAACGAAGAGTCGGTATACTACTTCAACAAGAAAAGCTTCAGATGTCTATACGTAATTACGAGTTAGAGATTCGAGAACTTAGTACAGCCATAGATGCTAACAACACAAATAGTTTGACTACTGATCTCCAGGCTCTTGAAATTGCTAGACTTAAAAGACAGGAAGCAGAAGCAGAACTAGGAATTATATTACGAACGCAGGAGGCCTTTGAGCAGTATAGGCAGGCTATTGCTCAAGGTTTTGAATCAGGACTTCAAGAAGCAATAAATAATCTAATAATCGGAGCTGAGTCTAGTTTTAAAGACTCTTTATTAGGGCTAATAGACGGCATACTTAAAAGTCTTGCTAGGAAAGTATCAGAAACAATTGCAGACAATATCATTGATGCAATAGCAAGAACTACAATTGGCTCTAAAATTTTCAAGGGAATGACCCTTACAGATGATATTGCCAAAGGACATAAGAAAGGGGCAGAGGTAGCAAAGAAAAAAATAGAGGATGCTGGAGTTTCTGTAGCAGATAGGTTAGATAATTCATTTCGAAACGGTGCAATAACTCTTGCAGAGGCTATATCAGCCGCATGCCAAGCTTGTAAGAAAGATGAAGTCCCCGGAGGCGGCGAGGGCAGCCCAGAAGAGAAGCTTATTAGGTCTTTATTTGAAAAAGGTAATGGAGGTAATGCAGGTAATGGAGCTCCATTACCGGAGGATCAGGGGTCGATTGTCATTCCAACCAAGGGTTACACCAAACAGGAAAAACAAATGCATAGGGCCTCTGATGCGATGAATGATTTTGCAACAACTGTTTCAAATATGATAAACAAACTTGTGGGGGCGGTTAAGAGTTTTGGTTCCATGTTATTTAAATTTGTTTCATCAATTGGTAGTATTTTTCAAAAGTTCATAACTATTTTAGTCAGCGCAGTCTCAACGATTGGCTCTGCTGGAGGTAGTGCGCTTAGTTCAGTTATAAGTGCAGGGATGAGTCTCTTTACTGGAGGAGGTCCAGTACCAATGGCAAATGGAGGAATAGTAAGTAAACCTACGTATGCTTTAATAGGGGAGGGAAGATATAGTGAAGCTGTTATTCCAATGCCAAACGGTAAAAGTGTCCCAGTTGACCTAGGGAATTCAAGAGTAGGATCTAATCAAAATAATAATGTTACTGTTAATGTAAGTATGGGAGACGGAGACTCAAGAGGACAATCTTCCTCTAGTAGTACTGCTAGTGGCCAGGATAGTGCAACTCTTGGTAATGCTATAGCGAAGGCAGTACAAGAAGAGCTACAAAATCAGAAGCGCTCTGGAGGGATACTTAATCCTTATGGAGTAGCCTAATGGCTGTAGGATTTGATATTGGGTTTCTAAAAGTTGTCAGTGATATATCTTTTACTAGAATATCAAACACACTAAATGGGACTATAGATGCAGAAACAACGGATTTAAGTGTTTTTAAAATTGGAAATGTGGTAACTATTCTTAATAGTGATTCTTTAGAGGAAGGCTATACTAATGATGGCACGTTTTTAGTTACGAGTTCGCAGAGTAATAGTTTATCTGTTACTAGATTGACGCCTGCTGATAACGAAGGTGTTTCAGTGCCTGTTGTTCCGATGACAAAAGAAGCCAGTCCTAATATTAATATAAGCTTTGAGGATATAGTATGTCCTGATAGAAACCTTAGAAAGATAATAACCCCACAAGTTCTGACAGCAGAATTTGGAGATGGATATGAGGGCAGAATTAAACAAGGAGCCTTTACTAGGCAAGAGGAATATTCTGTAAAATTTATTAATAGACCCCCCGAAATTATAGAAAGTATAATAGAATTTTTTGAAAGAACTGAAGGAGTTAAATCATTTACGTTTGTAGTTAGAGAAGACCCTTATTATGCAGTACCCGTAGTATGTCAACAGTACTCAATATCGTACGACAGTGATTTTCATGCAGGCTGCGAAGCTAAATTTAAAAGAGTAAAACAATAATCCTTATAGGATAAGCACACGACGTGCAGGGAGAACCTTGTGACAGCTTTAGAAGTAGTAAATACGGGATGGCCCATAGCCGTAGGGTTTATAACCTTAGTTATTGTGCTAGCAAAAATGCATGCTGATATTGAGCAAATTAAGGAAAAAGTTAAAGTACTTTTTGAACTTTGGAATAAAAGAAGCAATGACTGAGATAAATGAAAATACTACTCTAGAGATACCTGTACGAAATCTTATCGGGTTAGGTGTAAGTTTAGTTATGGTTACTGCCGCCTATCTTACCTTAGAGACTAGAATTACTACTATTGAGCATGATATTAAAATGCAAATGAAAACTATAGAAGCAAATGAAAGTTTTGTAAGAGAGTGGCCCTTAGGGCTTCGAGGCGCTCTACCCGACGATTTAATGCAAAATGCACAAATTAAAATGCAAGCAGAAGAACTGGAAAAAGTTACTGATATTGCCAGGCAAATCAATAACTTAGAAATAAAATTAGGTAAGTTAGAGGGTCAGGTATCTGAACAAGATAAGAAGCTAGAAACTCTTTTTCAATTATGGAATACTGCCCAGAAGAGAGATAACTAATGCCTATAGGTATTAATGTTCAAACTGTTACTAGCCCTAAATATATTTGCCCAGATCGAGGGTACACTAGAGCTGCTGGATTTAGTGTGTTTAATGCTGATTTTGGGGACGGCTATACACAAAAGTTTAAGCAAGGTATAAATAATAGATCTGAAATACTCAATTTAAAGTTTGAAAATAGACCTGCTACAGAGATTAATACTCTTTTTAGATTTTTTAGGAGATATAAAGGGATTGATCCTTTTCCTTATAGGGTTCCAATCTCTGAAACAAGTGAAAAAGTCATATCATGTATATGTAAGGACTATTCAATAGAGTGGACTACGAATACAATAGGGACTTTAACTGCACAATTAATACAAGTAGATGAATTACCATTATTTATAGATATACAACCTTACGTAGCCGAAACGTATATCACAGACTCATATGTAGGACTAGGATAAGATGGCCCAAGAACTTGGTATAAATATAGGAGAAGCACAGGGTACTACCAGATATGTGCGATATGACAGAGGCATTAGAGCTGCTGTCAAGCAGCGCGTACGTAGTGTTAGCTATGGAGGCACATATGAAGAACGAGTTCCTGATGGTATAAATATTATAGAAGAGATCTATACTGCTACTTTTTCAAATAGAAGCTACGCTGAAATTTCAGATTTAATAGACTTTTTTGACTTTAAAAATGGGGTGGAATCTTTTCTTCTTTATGTAAAAGATACTAGTAATACTGAAGGAGCTAGAGGTGTTCCTGTAGTATGCGAAAAGTATAATGTTACCTATGTAAATAAAAAGGTTGCAAGTTTGGCATGTACATTTCAAAAAATAGTAACTACACAATTTAATGATGACGAAATATATCAAGACCTCACAGAATTTTCTCAAGGACAGTATACTCTATTATCCAATAAAGCTGAGGCTGTGGCGGGAGAAGCTATTACTTTTACATTACTATCCTTGAATGTTCCTGATGGGTCTTATGTAGCATTTGATATTTCAGGAGTTACTGAATACACGGTAGAAGGAGATTACACAGATTTTGTAATAGTAGGCAACCAAGGCTCTATTACTATAACTATTGATGATCCCTTGATTGTAGCACTTCCAGCAGTATTAACTTTTACACTTACAGATTTTCCGAGTGCAAGTATTGATATTGATATATTTGCTCTTGAGCTTACCGCGCCTACATTAACTTTTTCAACGCAATCTCCAACCAATCAATCTGTAGTATTTCACTTAAAATCTGATGGAACTTATGG